CACTAGACAAGTTCAAGCCCTACAAAAAGATCTCGCTTCTCTCCACGGAACTATCATCGGAATTAGCACACAACGATCACGCCTTAAATAAAAGAAAAGCATCTATATAAGATGCTTTTCTTTTAAAATATTTCACATAAATATAATAAACAATAACAAAAAGGTCCTCGATGTCGAATGTCACATCTCCATTTCTAGTATTTCAGGAATTTCTCTCGCCAAAAGCATGTAAAGAAATCCTGGATTCTGTGAAAGTTAAATCCCCAAATAGAGATGCTAACGGCCATCCAACAAAGATGGAGCGTTTTCATAACGGTGCAGAGGATAAAATCTTTGCTAAATTTAAACCGTTGATTCCACAAATTGAATCGCATTATGATTTGAAATACAAAGGAACCGAACACCTTATATTTCAACATTTTCCTGAAGGCATGAAAGGTCTCGCGGAACAACCACATTGCGAAAATTCACAATACCTTCGGAAGAAATGGGTCAAAGTCCGCGAACGGGATTTAACCGGAATTCTTTGGCTAAAAGATTATAATGATAAAGTTCCTCTTGATCCAAAACATGAAGTCTACGGTGGCAAATTAGAATTTCCAGCTTATGGATTTGGTCTTCAACCACAACTTGGAACTTTAGTTATCTATCCAGCAGGCCCGCATTTTATTTCTGCGACTTCACCTATCTTAGTCGGTGATCTTCATGCAGTTAGGTTCCATATTGCAGCAGAAGGTTTATATCTGTATCAACCTGAAAAATTCCCAGGGAAATATGTAGATTGGTTTGAAGAGTTTGCATAACAAAAAAGGAACCTCGAAAGGTTCCTTTTTTGTTTAAGAAGTAAAGACGTTTGGTGATCCAGTCACAATAGTATCTGGATGATCATTATCAACATCGCCAACTCTGGCAATCCCGATCCCATTAGCAAAGACTGTTCCTGATCCTGTTGTGATTGTATCAGGATGGTGATTATCAACATCACCAATTCGTGCAACACCAACACCATTGATAATCACATTTGGTGAGCCAGTCACAATAGTATTTCCATCTGAATCTGTATCACCAATTCGTGCCACCGGAATAGCCATTTTTAATTACCACCAGGAAGTGCAGTTGGATTATTCATTTCATTAATCACACCTTGAAGTTGACCACTAGACTTTAATGAACTAACAGTCATAGCCCGTCTAAATGGCTCACCCAACTGAGAATCACTACTCAAGGCGTTAGCAATAATAGTAAGCTGAGCAACGATTCCTTCAAAATACGTCGTATAATCTATAGGAGAACTTGAATCACTCATAGTTCACCTCAATCGTTATCATAACTATCATCGCGACCGTCAGGATCTACTTCCTCACTATCATCAACTTTGTCACCGTTATCATCTAGATATTCACGAATTTCTAATAGTATTTCTGATGCTCTTTCCCACATATCTGAAAGATCTTCATCTTTGATACTTGAATGGTTTGTGTTTAGAATAGCATAACCAATGCCTTCTTCATCAACAAGACTTAGAATTTCACTAACTGAATAATTACGCTTTGCCATTTCTATGTTCCTTATTTGTTATTTTTATTTTAGGACAAAAAATATTATATCTCTGTCCTAAGTAAATGTATATATCGATTATGCAGAAGCCGAACTAGCGATGAATGCTTTCAAAGCATTCATCCGCGCGGTCCAGCCATTTAAATATTTACCAAAATGAGCCGGTTGTCCATTAGCCAAATCATTATAATAATTTTGTTGGCTATTAATATATGATTGGCACATCGTTAGTGCTGCACTAGGACTTAGTCCCGCAGCCGCTGAAATCGCAGCAGATTTTGATGTAGTATTAGTTGCTTGCTGTAAAAATTTAATTGCTGCACCTGGTCCCGGATTCACACATCCATTGTAATGAACTATACATAATGGATTCGGTAACTGATCACAAGAATTTGCAGACCAATACTTATCTTGGAATATCGATAATGCCCCAGCTAAATTAAGAGTTTGGACATTCACAGAAGGATTAAATTTTTGTGCAATCCCGTATTTAGTATTTCCACCAGTATCAACAACCCAGCCACATTTTTTCTGATTGATCGGAGTACTAATATCTCCAGCTATAGTTGCTGGATCATTTGGATTATATTGCGGACCAACTTCATATCGCATCACAAAATTTGATGCATCAGTAAAACAAGCTCCTGTTGCAGTTGGAGTAGTCGGAAATGGTGTTGGTTCACCAGGACCAGCATTTCCGGGTTCTGGAGTATAACCAGAACATTGATTATCTGTCATTGCTGGTGTGATAGCAAGAGCGGTACTATTCGTCTGAGTAGTAACAGCGGATGGAGTTACTACACCGGGATCGGGCTGTTGATTATTATTAAGTTGTGTCCTACCAGTAACATCATCAAATGAAACTTGACCCGAAATATATGCAGCAGGATCATATACAGCAACTGATTGGTTTGATCCTACACCAGAAGAAAAATCTGGGCTTCTAATTTCAAAATGTAAATGAGCACCTCTAGCATCGCCCGTCGCTCCTTCAACACCAACTACATCGCCAGCAGAAACTTGTTGGCCTACTTGGACTCCGATTGTTGAAAGATGAGCATATACCGTAATACAGATTTTTTTACCGGCTGCATTAGAGTGGGCAATGAATACTACATTCCCATACCCGCGTGCGTCATTACCATCGGCTCTAATCACTTTTCCTGATGCGGCTGCTCTAACATTCCCGAGTGCGCCGCCAGCATAAGCTAAATCGATCCCTTTATGTGGTCGACCACGTTTTGGATCGCTCCAAATCTGAGTTCCATCTACAGATGCTGTACATCTTGCGGTGATAACAGAACCCGGTAAAGGATGGATAAAAGTAATACTATCAGATCCAGTTGATTTGGAGGCGACCAATAAAAATGGCTTACTATCAATTACAGAACTATCAGCTCTTAATGCGGAAATAGTTGTAGAATATTGTCCTGGTAAAGTCGCAGTTCCTGAAAATTTACCAGTCGCAGTATTAAATGTAACACCAGGAATTGTAGTTCCATTAGTCCAACTTGCAACAGGATCTGAACCCGGAGACACCGTCATTTGTGTTGTCACTGACATATCCGTTCCAACCGGAATAGACACATTAGTGATAGTGTTGATTGGAATTGGTCCACCGTCCATATTTTTTTCTGCATTTCCTGCTCTGGCCAAATATCCTTCAGAACATTCGCCAGTTTGTTGATATGTTGGCGAAGTGTAATTATCGGCCGTTGGTGCCCACGGTGTCCCGGAAGCTATAGTTGAACCACCACCGCTGCAACTCATTTAATTTCCTGTAGTAGATGAAGCAGGTAAAGGCACATTTAGCTTTAGTGCTGCGGCAACTTGATCTGCTTGGATTTGTGCAATATTTTTCAATTGAGTTTCCATAGCCAATGAACGACCTTCAGATTCAGCTAACCAATCAGAAACTGTTTTTTGTGTTGCTGTTCCTAAATCAATATCCGGGACTTGAGCCGGAACTACTAAATCTTGGGCCGGGATTGGTGAAACGACATAATGATCCTGAATAATAATACTTGGTTTAACAGGTTGATCAATTGGTGCCACAGCACATCCAGATAATAGGGCAATTGAAACAAAGGAAGCAATTAGTAATTTTTTCATTGTGAACCAGCTTTACGGTTTTGTTGGATAGCATTAATGGTTTCAGCCAATACGTTAGATACTGGACCGTCTTGTGCAGCAGTCGAATTTGCAATCATTTGACGAAGATTTGAAATCTTTGTTTGATTTGCTTGTTCCTGAGCAACCATTTGAGCAACACGAGCATCCGAATCTGTTTTAGCTTCAGACAATTGATTGATGGTTGTTTGGTCTTGTTGATTGACTCCTACAGCATTAGCAATATCAACCTTAAGTTGGGTATTAGCTTGAGTCAATGAAGTATTAGCTTGTTGAAGCTTAACAATTTGTGCTTGATCAAGATCAAATTGATGTTTGATTTCATAGCCACCACCAAGTGCTAATAAAATAAGCACAATAGCAATAGCAAGTTTTGGATGAGCAATAGCCCCAGAGATCAAATTTTTAATGATTGAGAATATGCCACCAAAAAAGCTTTTAAAAAATGTAAGAATAATAGTAATAATCATTTATATATTCCATTAAGTATTTTGGTTATTTTGGGGTGCTGGTATTGGTTGTACCGGCATAGGCATTTCTGATGACTTCTTAATCAATACCCCAGCAGCTGCAGCTACGATAGCTCCACTGATGCCGATTAAACCAGTTGAAAAATTCAATGCATCAAAGTGACCTGTTTTTACGGTCATATACAAGGTCAACCCAAGAAATTCCATTCCGCCTAATAGAACAAAGCCATATCCAAATAATCTCGCTGGATCTACATCTCCATTCCAACTAGTAAAAACATCTCCGACTACTTTAGAAAATAGTGAAGTTTTTGGTTGTGCTACTATGGTCGACATGATATTCCTTATATTTTATATTAGACAAGTCTCGCTTGTCCTGTTTGTGCAGTTGAAAATGAAACAGTAATATTATTGACATCAATAATAGTGATGTTCAGTGGAATCATCTTTGTTAACATGCCACCGTTCGATGTATCATTAATGAGAATATCAACAATAGGATAAACACCCAAATTATGATTGATAGTCCAAGTTGTTGATGCTGAAGATTGTGTAAATTGATACACCGTTAAATCTGACATGATTTCTCCACGTAAGTTCTTTCCTTATTTATGCATTCTTTTAAACCAAAATGGGCTCTTATTAAGAGCCCATTTTGAATATGTCGGATTTATGGACGTCTAGTTGCCGTAGTTAATTGCTTAATGGCAGTGTTGAATGCAACTGGTTCAATTCGTAAATTACCTAAATCGTAATCATCAATGATCAGCGGATCTACTTCGTCAAAACAGAAGGTGCCTTTGTTACCATTCTTTTCAATGTGAGACATTTTAGCTCCTAACACCTTTAGTGATGCGGCTAAAATAATATCAGTCGTA